CGCACCGTGAAGGGCCGAATAGACGTTGGTCATGCGAGAAAACACCTTTGTGGTAGCTGCCTCTAGAAATAGGGGCCGCCAGCCCAAGACATGACCATCGTCTAGGGGCAGCGACTAGAAAGGTGCTTTTTTTGTTGGGAGGATTAAGATGACAGAGGAAGAATATTCAGCAATTTGGAATGCCATAGAAGAGGCCCGATGGAATCTCGGCACGGTTCTTGAAGGGAATGAGCTAATCCCCTCTGCTGAAGTAGAAAAGAGTCTTGAGCATATTAGAGAGGTTCTTGCAAAATTCTATTCGCTGCCAGTGTAGACAGCCGCCGGCACCGACACAAGTCCGAGTGTGCCTTTTTTATTGGGAGGATACGATGTCAAAATTGTTGGTAGACCTTAATGACGACGCAGGCCTGGATTTTATAGAGGCGGAACCATTATGCCTGGCGTGTGACGGCGTTGGCAAGATAAGCTGTGGGTGGTGCAATTCAGGAGAATGTCCTGAATGCGGGGCTCCCGGCGGTTGCTATCATTGCGTCAATAGTCGTATAACCTGTCCCCAGTGCAGAGGCAGTGGAATAGAGCCCACTTGAAAGCGCAGCTAAATTACGCTGCGCTTTTTGTTTTGCTAAAGTGAGCAGTATGACATTAAGCAATCATTCAAAAACATACAAGAGATACTTAAAATCTAACGTATGGGAACAACGCCGATTAGCTAAATTAGAAGAAGCTAACTGGAAGTGTTCTTGGTGTGGTGAGCGAGAAAGACTTTCCGTACATCACCTTAATTACATACGGCTTGGTAATGAAGAAACGACTGACCTTATAGTTTTATGTGGTTCTTGCCATTGGGTAGCCGATGAGTTACGGCGTGGTAAAAACCCTCAAATGTTGAAAGATTTTCAACGCTCCTTCTGTTCTAAACCTCTGACTGACAAAGAAAGACGAGCAGAAATGCGGCGGCGTAGACGTAATAGAAACTGTAGCCGACACCGAATAGGCTCCATGTCATAGATACAATACGGTCTAAAAGCCCTGGCCACCCTGCGACAAGCGGGGCAGAGGTTACGTTTCGGTAGTTGGCGTTTACAGCCAACAAAACTCCAGAGTCACAGCTAGTGACATATCCCGCTATCCGGCGAAAGCCAGGGATGACAGACAAGTGGAAAAAGAGGATGCCTGGACACGATGGGAATTACCTGGCGCAGCAACTGGGTCTCTCCCTGAAGTCTGTTCCTGCTACAGCAGGCCGTTGAACGACTGACCGACCGACCGACGAAAGTCAAGTAACGGATTCTCCCCTACTGGGGGGGATCCGTCTCTCTATCACTCTCTCCCTCTGAAAGTCAAGGGCCTCTCATATCCCCGCCAACAGAGCCGCCGCAGCCTGCAACAGCTACCCAGCCACAGGGAGGGCAGAGGCGGGGACAGGCAGAGACGGAGAGGCGGAGGAAAAGGGGCGGGAAACAGGCTCTAACCTTAAAAATACAGCGATATTCGGCTGTTTGCTTGATAAATAAAACGTGATATGCTATAATATACACAGTTGAGCAAGGAAACATTAGGAGACAGGAGAGCAAAGATGGCAAAAAACGAATTCCCGCCAGGACACAAAGTGCAAGTCGGCAACAGAACCACGACACTTCGGCAATTCACCCTTGACGCAATCGCTGCCCGCAAGACATTGAACGAATACACCAGGAACCTGAGACTGCCCCGCAAGCGGCAAGCTCGCATTGAGACCGCGCTGGACAAGCTCAACAGCCTGCGGTGGCATCTGGATAGCCAGACCGCGATAGACAACGCGGCACTGGTAGTAGCGAGGATTGAGGAGCGCGGCGCAAAGAACGTGGCTTTCTTGGACATTTATTATTACACCCACTAGCAGCGGCAAGCGCCCCGCCACAGCAGCACACTAGGCGAGCGCCTGGGAGAAAGGCAGCAGAAACATGAACCAGAAATATGTAGCAAAAACCACAGATGAGTTATACGAAGAGTATCTTGAAGCCCGAAACAAGTTCTGGCAAACCTACGACAGGTTGGCAAGCGAAGGAGTTAAAGACATCCGCTCCCATCCTGACTGTGAGTCTGCCGATAAGACCACGCACGAAGCATACTCAAAATGGCTCAGTGTAGCCAGAGACGAAGACTAGTTGCCTGAAACTGTATCAGCCAGCCCCCGGCCGCTTGCATTCGCTGACTGGGGGCAGAAAAGCCAGCCAGGGCCATATCTGGCAAAGGAGATTGGGAGATGAGATTCAGAACAGCGTGGGAATATGAAGCATACATGCAACGCCTCCGAGAACAGGAGTTGATCCGGGAGCGAGAAAAGTTCGAGGCTCTTGAAAGAGCTTGGTATTTCCGCACTTACGGCACGGCGCGGCCGCAAGAAATGCTAGAAGTCTTTGAGGCCATCAGTCAAGTCAAGGCCAGAGAGTTGTTGAGCCTTTAACCACCCCGCTAGCCCCCGGCCACAGTACCACGAGGGGCATCGCATGGACTTACGAGGAGGTCGGAGAATGAGCGACAAGGAAGAAAGAGAATTGAAAGAATTGAAAGAGAGGATCGCAAGGCTGTCAGACTCACAGGCCCGGATCGCTCTCATGTGCATTGCTGCGGAGATATCTCTGGCGCAGGCGTTGGACATCGCCGAAACGTATTGATCTGACAGACGATTGAATATCTCCAGCAATAAAGCTATACGTCAGCCCCCGGCCATCCGTATCAGGCCGGAGGCATCAGGCCCGCCGGGGCCATATCTGGCAAAGGAGATTGAAAGATGAAAACGACAGTGGCAGTTAAAGTCTGGGGGATGGGTTCTGACCCAGGATACAGACCCTCCAGCGGGAAACAAGAGATTCGCCTTGTTCCCATCAAGAAAATCCAGGGCGCAGCCTGTGAAGACAACGAGGCATTATACCACATCGCCAGGGATTTTTCTGCGGTTCCTTGGGGAGAATTCAACGAACAGGAGCCACTCCGATGGCAGAGTGGCGCTCTCACCTATACAGGCGTCACAGGTTCTTACGAGGTGCCGGAAGGCTACGTCGCGGTACAGACAACGTACGAGGACATCTGCACCAACAACGAAGTCTTCTATGGCGCGAAAATGCTCAATGAGAAGTCCCTGCTCACAATGTACCGTGAGCGGGCACAACGGTACGCCGAACTGGTCACAGAACTTGAGGCCTGTGCCTGATACGTCCCAGCCCCCGACCGCTGCACTCGCCGGTCAGGGGCCTGAACTCTGGGTAGGTCACTGCCCCTACCAGCTCCCCTGATCGGTGCATATCATCGGTGTCGCGAGAGCGGCTTGCTTTCTCTGTTCACGGGGTGAGTCCCTGTGTGATGGGCAGAGGATACAATGGCACAGCATCCTGGTAGTCCAATGCGTGGGGGAAGGGGAGTAGACCCACGCATACCAAATCAAAATCGTGGTGCATCAGGCCCGCCGGAGCCAGCGAGAGCGAATCCGGTAGAAGGGGTTGAAAGGTGAGAATATCATTGGCGCAAAAAATAGCTCTTTGGATAGGGCGGGACGCCGGGCCTACTTCATGGTACTTGCATCCTGACTTGAGAAAGTACAACCGTGCTGTCTATACGCGGCGCGGTACAGGTTTAGCTATTGGCGCAGTGACATGGCGGTGCTTGCCAAGCATCCTTGCTGCGAGGATTGGTATACTCTAGCCGCCAATATAACACGGGAGACCTGTCCTCACAGGCTCCCAATCCTGCCACCGTCGCCGCCGCTGGTGGGGCAGGGTCAGCGCCGCGTGGCGCAGGCGGGGCGACAGAAACGATGCCGCATGTGCGGCGGAAAGGAACGGAAGTGACGCAGATTACGGTAACATGGAGAGCTTCTGAAAAGTTGCAGAAGCGGGAGTACGCGATGACTGGCGAGAAGCCAGACGCGAGGCGCAGGTTCATCATTGATATGGAAGGGCTAACCCAGAAGGAGCGCGAGCCGCTCATTGAGCACCTTGGCTTGCATTGCTTCACCTTGGGGCTTGAGACGGCCCACGTCTTCAGCGAGAGGCGGCCCAGCACGTACCTAGAGCCGCGCAGCCTGGCGTTTGACTGCCAGCCGTCTCTGAGCACTATGCTGGGTTATGTCGCGTCAGAAGCGGCGGAGCGCATCAAGGCGCAGGCGCACAAGGCCGCGAAGAAGGCAGAGCGCGAGCGGATGCAGGCGATCTATGATAAACTGCGTCCAGAGATAGAGGCATTGGCAGAATCGGGTGAACTGGAAGCGATGGAGGCTTTCAGCTCCTTGACGAAGGGCATCGCAGACTTCAAGCCGTCCCCCCATGCCAGCACCCTGTTTGACCTGCTGGCAACGGGCATCAAGATCGCCTGCAAGGCCAAACGCAAGGCCGACAAGGCCGACTGGATCAAGGCCCACGGTTCCAGTCACCTAAAGCGCGCCCACGGCAACGGCTACGACGCACAGCGGCTCTACGTCACCGAGCGGGCGGAGACGGAAGCGCCAGGGTTCACGGTCGACTTTGACGAAAAGGCCGAATGGCGAGGCCGCACCTGCCCGACACTGGAGGCATTGGACGCGGAGGCAGAGGCCGAGGCCCTGGGCATCGGCGAAGAGGTTATGGTTGTGTGGCTCATCAACCAGGCGTGCAACGGGGTGCAAGGCCAAGAGGGGTACTACGATGTCTTTGACGCTTGCGAGGCCATAGTCATCCGCAACTACCTGGGCCAGTTGTACGACCTGGTGCGGGAGCTGTAAACAGTCACAGTCACAAAAAAGAGCCGCCGAGGGGCATGATTGGGGAGCTGGCCGGAAGACCGAAACCGGTAACAGGCCAGACAGCGGCGGGTGCTGAACCGGAGACGGGGCGGCGGTAGGCGGCTTGACAGGAATTTGAATCACGGAGGAGATAATGACAGAGTACACCTATTTCGCAAGTTACAGGTTTCATCAAACGTCACCGTTCTCAACGACAGGAGCAGGACGCGCGAGAATTGTTGCTGCTCAGCCTATCACCAAATGGACTGATGTTGAAGCAATGGAGGGAGCCATCAGAGATTTGCATCCAGAATGCAAGGACATCATCATCATGAATTACCAACTGCTGGGGACAGACGCAGCTGAAGGAGACAGCCGTGATACGCTCAATATTACCGAACAGATCGAACAAGCGATCGAGCGTTACGGCAGCGTCTATGGTGTCCTGAACATGACGCTGGCCGACCTTGACATAGCGAACGCGCTGCTGGTGAAAGAGCGGGAAAAGTCAACCGCGTTAGAGGATGTGCTGGAGACCATCCGAGAGCTCGTCTGGATGAACGGGCAGCCGCCCGTCTCTGAGACGAAGAAAACTATAGACCGGATAGCTTGCGAAGCGTTGCGTATCGCAGGGCAGATACCATAAGTATAAAGGATAACAGGATGAAAAGGGCAATGAGCAAATACACCGTTTCCGTCCCAGAAGGAACGTCAGGCCCCTGGTGCGTTGAGCGGTTCACTGTGTCCGAGGCAGACGCCAAGTTCACGCGGCTGCGTGCCGCGCTGCATCATGGGCACGGAACAGTTCCAGCTGGGACTTACACCAAGTTGACTTGACAGGAAAGGGTAAACATGGTATAATTACGCTATGGAAACACAAACATTCAAGATTTGGAAAACGACGCTCAAGAAGTTGCGATTCCTCTATGCTTGGACGGGCAAGAGCATGGTGTCCATTCTGGATCGCTTGGTAGCGCAAGAGCTTGAGCGTATTGAACGGGAAAGAAAAGCCACGGAATGATGATTCGTACCTACGTTTACCGCCTGTATCCTAGCAAGCCACAAGAACGATTGATGTTCCGAACGCTTGAAATATGCTGCCTGTTCTACAATAGTCTGTTGGAAGAGCGCAGGGATGCTTGGCAAGACGGACGGCGCAGCGTGGGCAAATACGAACAAATGCGCCGCGTCAAGACCCTCAAGGCAGGGAATCCTTATGCCAAACGAGTGCACAGTCATGTGCTGCAAGTTGCGGTTTCTGACTTGGACAAGGCGTTTCAAGCCTTCTTCCGGCGCGTGAAGGCAGGGAAGACGCCAGGCTATCCGAGATTCAAGGGTCGTGATCGCTTCAAGTCCTTCGGGTTCAAGGAGTACCGCAACGGATTCAAGATCGACGGTCGTCGCCTACGGCTGTTCGGCATCGGTCGGGTTGCCGTCCGCTGGCATAGGCGGATCGAGGGCAAGATCAAGACTTTGCGCATCAAGCACAAGGCTGGAAAGTGGTACGCTTGTTTTGCCTGCGAGGTTGAACCAGATCCCCTGCCTGAAACTAACAGGGCAATTGGCATAGACGTTGGCATACATCATCTCTTGGCGACGAGCGACGGACAGATATACGAGAATCCGCATTGGTACAGGGAAGGACAGGCAAGGCTGCGTCGAATCCAGCGCAAGGTATCCCGTCGTAAAAAAGGAAGCAGTAGGCGGCGCAAGGCGGTTCTTGAACTGCAACGCGCCCACGAACACATCAGTAGCCAGAGGATAGACTACATTCGCAAGGCAGTCCTTGCGCTGGTACGTGATTATGACACCATTGTCATAGAGGATTTGCGCATCAAAAACATGGTGCGCAACCATTGTCTGAGCAAGAGCATACTGGATGCAAGTTGGGGATACTTTAGGCAGCATCTCATGGACAAAGCGGCGGAGGCTGGTCGTGAGGTGGTCAAAGTAAATCCAGCGTACACATCCAAGACATGCTCAAACTGTGGCGCGGTCTTTATGAATCTAAAGTTGTCAGACAGAACAATAAAATGCAGTTGCGGATTGTACCTTGATAGGGATGTGAACGCCGCGATTAACATATTGCATCGGGCGGGATACGCCCGTCAGGCGCTAACGTGGAGCAACGGCTCGTGCGTAGCCTGAGAAGCCGCGCCAATCCATTGGCGGCGGAGTGTCACCGTGATCGAGATTTCGCCAGACGTCATCTCGCTCATTGGTTCTTACTACTTGGACAGGTACGGCGATAGGTTGGAGGAGGTTACTGATGACCGACGACCTCCGCCGCTTCCTGCTGCTGGCCTGCTCCTTTGCCCAGGTCACCATGCTCGCCCGCGCCATAGGCTACGAGGCCCCGTCGTGGGCCGCGCAGGACAGGCCCTTCGTCGCAGCCGCCATCAGGCACAGGATGCTGGCGCGAGACCTGACCGTCGGCGAAGTCCTGCTCGCTCCGGGCCAGTTCCCCGTCGCTTCCCTGCTGGACGCGGATCCTCTGGGCGAGGACATGAAGGTCTTGATCGGCCTGGCGCTCGACGCGCTGCTGGACGGCGACCCGCTGGCGGTCAGTCACTTCTGGTCGCCGGTGTACCTGGACGAGCTGCCGTCGTGGGCGCGGGAGGAGTGGCTGGTAGAGACGCCGGGAACGGTGCACAGGTTCTACATGCTGCCCTAAGTGGGAGCGGTGACCAGGATGCGGGAGGGGCATCCAAGAGACGGAAAAAGGGCTGCTAACCTTAAATATTTCGCTGTTTTCGGCTGTTTGTTTGACAAACAAAACACGATATGCTATAATATATACAGTTGAGCAAGCAAGAGACAGACAGGGAGGCAGAGAGATGAACTTAGCAACAACGCAAACAGGAGATACTGTCCAACTATTCAACGGCTGGAGGCGCAGCCAGGGCACTGTTGTGATGGTTAGAGAAGGTGGCCACCGGGGCATCATCACGGTCGCACCCCGGCAAATCCGTGGGAAGGATTATCTAGACTATGTGCTCTGGGAAGGCCCGTTCCCTACATTCTCCCAAATGGTGGCGGGGAAAGAGCACACCGGTGAGAAGCTCCAAGAAGCCTGGGACAAGGCGCACCCCGCCCAGGCTCCGCGCGAATGCGTCAGGTGCGAGAAACCCTTTCGGCCAGCTTGGTCAGGCCCAGGCAGCGCGGTCTATTGTGAGAAGTGCAATCCCCCAGTGCCCGTCAGCTCGCCGCAATGTCACTACTGCGGCGGTGAGGCGCTCGGCAGCGGCTTCTTTGGGGAGCCGGTATGCAATGAGTGTGGAGCGTAGGAGGCAGGACTGGAGACAGGACAATGACCAAGCGACACCGCATCACCATACAGACAATCGAGCGCATAACCGCCAACGCCGTTACTCTCCTCGAAAAGCTCATGGCGACGTTTGAGGAGACCATGACCTGGCCCGTCGACGCGCTGCGGGCGGCCCGCACCATCGCCGCACAGATTGAGGCTTGCAAGTCCTTGGACTGGACGCCGGCGGCGGTGACGGCAGCGGCGAGGGACTGGGGCTGGGTGCTGGATTGGGAGGCGGCATGAAAACAGTGAAAACTTTTAGGGAGATGCTGACACTTGGTAGGATTCGAGGAATGTACAACGAGGATAAGTTTGCCAGTCTTTCGGAGCAAGAACTTCGCGTTGTGCAGGAGTGGCTCTATGTGTTGCAGACCCGTGAAATAGACGTTATGGCCCGCGATGTGGCCCGTGCATTATTGAGGACAGAATGACATCATCTTCTCCTCCTTTGCGTGGCGCAGGATCGGCGGCGGTCGCTGGCCCTGCGCGAGGGAATCATACAATCGTTTGATTGGAGGTAAACGGAAATGATGAGATTGATGCTGCTAATACTGTGGAGGACTTGGACGCAAGGCTTCAGGCCCACGCTCGCCACCAAGAATCACAGACTGCCGACCAGGCGTTCACCAAGACTATCTTGGCGGGAGTTGCGGCACGAATCGTTGAATCGCAGGCAAGTGTGGCGCAAACCGCGACGACCATACTGATCTGGAAAGGAAGCGAACCATGACCAAAACGTATGAAGACACTGCTACCATTGTGATTGAGACTATGATACAGGAGGCCAAAGATCATGTTGCGAGAGCCGATACGGAAAGCGGCGGGAGAGGCCGAGCCATGATCAACGCGGGAATTGCACAGGCAAAGGCTTTCATCGCTATAGCAACCGTCTTGCAGGAGTGGAACCGGGACGGCGTGCCGATACTGGCGCTAGGAGAGAAGTGACATGGAAATAACGCTCAGATTCAGAGACGATGAGGCAGCCCGCTATCTCTGGCTCCTGCGCCAAAGATACGGTAGCGAGAGAGCTGGTCTCCAGAGGCTAGCAAGAGTCGCTGTCCGTGACGCAGCGGCGGCGCAGGCGAAGGAAATGCTGGCTGCTAATGAGGAAGTGGTGTTGAGCCGTGCCTACGATGGGTGGCCCTGTCATATTATTGATCTTAAAGGACGAGATCAAGAGGGAGAAGCAAAATGAAACATGTCACGTTTGATCTAGAAATCACCAAAGAAATCCCCGAAGGCGAAGACGACTGGAAGACCCACCGCCCCCTCGGCATCTCCTGCGCCGCCACGCTCACCAGCAGCGGCGAGACGCGGCTGTGGCACGGATCGCTGCCGGGAGGCGCGATATTTGACAGCGTCATGCTCCCGGCCAGGATGACGTCAGAGGAGTGCCAGGACTTGGCGTTCTACCTGTGCGCCATGTATGGCAAAGGCTTCCGCGTCGTCACGTTCAACGGTCTCGGATTCGATCTCGATGTGCTCCAGGAGGAGTGCGGCGGCGGCGAGTGGCTGGACAGCTGCCGCATCTTAGCGTTGGATCATATTGACATGGCATTCCAGATGCTGTGTCAGAGAGGCTTTATGGTCGGCTTGGCTGCGATGGCGGACGGGCTGGGGCTGGCGGGCAAGACCGAGGGCATGAGCGGCGCGTTAGCTCCGAAGATGTGGGCCGAGAGCCGCAAGGCCCAAAACGAGGTCTTGGAGTACGTGGCCCAGGACGCCAGGACTACGGCGGAGACATACGAGGCGCTGCTGGCGCAGAAGAAGCTCTGGTGGATGACGAAGAGGGGCACGCGCACCAGGTCACCGTGGGAACCCATCATCCTCAAAGACGGCGACGATGCGCGGCTGCTGACGGTGGCGGAAGCTCTGATGCTGCCGGAGCCAGATGTGTCATGGATGGATGATCCGTGGCCGAGGAGCAAGTTCATGGGGTGGACGGAGGATAATGATGTCAATACCGCTTGATTTTGAGGAAGCGCGGGAACACATGGCTTGGGAGCCTGTGTTCAGGGGGATGCGAGTTTGCATGCGGGCGATGAGGGAAGCAGAACGCCAGGAACGGGAGCGAATCCATGTTCGGTGGCAGCGGCACTGGCGCACTCGGCTGGCGGTGCGGTTGCGTGCCTATGCGTCCAGGCTTGACTTGCCAGAGCCGTCTTTAGACCGTTGACGGTTCTGGAGTCCAGAAATAAAGAAGCTCAGCGGCGCGTAATGCTGAGCTTCTTCAGGAGAACAGATGAGCGGGAGAACCGCTCAAGGACAGTGTAGTCATTGTACCACAAACCAAAATAATTGTCAAGTTAGAAAGGGAGTCTGAAATGCAAGCATTGATCGCCAAGTTACAAGATATAGAATCAATCCAAGAGGAACTGAAACCCAGCAACGATGCTCTTGACGCGCTCCTGAAGGATTTTGAGGATGAAGAAGCACCTCTTCGTCAGCAGCTGGCTAAAATTGATGGGAAAAAGACCAGGCTTTGCCAAGAATGGGAAAAGGCGACGGAAGACTTGCACCGTCGCTTGGCTGAGATGGGCAGGGAAGCCGAATTCCTGGCTCTCGCTGCGTGGCAAGATGACGCCGAGGAATTTGGCGGAAAGCAATCTGTAACAGTCAACGGCTGGAAGGTTAGCATCACCGTTCCCAAAAAGGAGAAGCTGGAAGTCCTTGATCCAGCGGCGCTCGTATCCTTCTTGTCTCTGAAAGAAAGGCTGGGTCTGGTCAAGCTCACCGTCAGGCCGACTTCCGACTTGCAGGGATGGATCAAAGGCGAGGGCGATGTCCCAGGCGTGGTGCTCAGGTCTCCAGCATCTCCATATGCGAGGGTGAAACAGATACAATAGCCAATTTGACAAATAACTAAACACCTGCTATAATATAGTCAAACAGAATCAGGCGCGTAGGAAGGTACACAATGAATATCGGACGGCGACAGATGAACTCAATTTTTGGAAAGCAGTGGCGGCTCGATCCAGAGCGTACTGCCGCTTTCACGGAATGCATCCAGGCAAAGATGACAGCATTACTCACGCTTGGCTACAGTATTGACGATGTGGTAACGTGCCAGAGCATTGTTGCTGGTCTTTCGCGCAAGGAAATGATAGCACAGCTTGGTGGAACGCAGGCTGGCCGTGTTCAGCACAAACGTAACATAGGGTATGGTATTCTGAAAGCGGTACTAGCTCCATGTCGGGCATATTTGACCGACATCATGACGGAACCGCTACCAACAGAACCATTGACCACGGACGAATTTGCCTGCTTCCTGGGCTTTCGGAGCACCGCGCACTGCTCGGTGATAACGCGGCTGCTTCCGGCGGTGCGGCACGGCGGCGATGCGCTCAAGAGCTTCCGAGAAGGAGCGGGCGACCTGCCGCTGCCGACGAGGCTGTCGCCGCGCAATGCCTATAAGAATCTAGACGACCAGGGGCGAAACTCTCTCCCGTGGTCGCGGAAAGACGAAGTGATATTCGCCCTGCGCTTTCCCGCCAGCGGATTCAAAGGCTTGACCCACGCCGCGATAGCGGGGCGTGTGGGTCTTTCGCGCCAGTCGGTCATAGCGCACGAGCAGAAGATGCTAGTTGACCTCGGTGTCAGCAACAAGGTGCGGCTGCTGTGGCCGCCAGAAACCGTGAAAGTCTGGCGGGACTGGTACGTCAACGTCAATCCATAGAACGACTAGTGAAAGGAGAACAGACAGTGAGCGAGGAAGCAAAAGCAAGCGGGGGACAGGAACAGAAACAAGTGCCAGAGAAAGACAAAAGCGCGGGGGAGATCTTGCGAGAACTGATAGAGCCAGGACATCGTGAGGCGACTTGCATCGCATTTACCACCTTCCTCTTGGGCGGCGTAGAAATCAATTTCACCATGCGCGAGGGGGCGACCGCCGAGGGCACGAAAGCGCTGCTCTTGGAGATGGGCCATGTGAGCAAGTGGCTCAAAGAACTGGGCGCTGGCCCGGTCTTGGGCCGCGATACCCGCGAGACGATAGCGCGGTACGCCCGCCGCAAGGACGACAAGCCGCAGGAAACAAAGCAACCTCCCGCGCTGTCTGCCTCCCCTCCCCCCGCACCGGCCCAGGCCGCGCCGCCCCCGCCAGCAGCGCCGGGAACCACGCCGCCAGCGCCGGGGCAGGCTGCCGTGCCAGCGGTGAACGTCAACAAGGTGACGGTGGAACCTATTGATTTCATTCGCATCACTGCGCCTGACGGTAAGGCCGTGGTTGAGTTTCGACGTAAGGGACGTGACTTTCCGGAGGTGCGCTGGCAGAGAGGCGGAGCAAAGCTGCTAGAAGTTGCCCCCGCATTGGCAAGCGCCGGATATGTGGCTGGACACTTTGATATTGAAAGTGTGGGGCAGGAATACCACATGCCAATGAAGGTGAGTTGGATTCCCAGCCCGAAGAATCCGAAGTGGCGAGACCTCACCAAAGTTGAGCTGGTGCAGGCGGCTTGAGTTTCTGACGCTGAATCGCGGTCAGGCCAGACCACGAATTGACGTGGTAAGTTGCCTGGAATGGACGCATGAGTACGGAGCCATCGGGCAACCGGTAACGGGATGTGTGGGTAAGGGCTGGCGACGTCCACCACCGACCGCGAAATAGAATAACACAGCCTTGGCTGAAGCCCTGCGGTCACGTGAAGGGCTATATGAGCCTAAAGAGGCGGTGCGATCAGGGGGTTTAAACGTACCGAAGTCACTTCCGCCCCTGTGTTATTCTAGAAAAAGGCTGTGGCGGCGTGGGCACAACTACTGATGCACTCACGGCTCCCACACGGAAGGGGAGCGCCCGACGGGGACAGGCAGGTGCGAGACCTGCCCGCAGCCTTTTCAGGAGAACAGGAGAACGAGGGATGTCCTACAAAGCTACGGTAACAAAGATACAAACGAGGCCGCACCCGAACGCAGACCGCATCCAGCTGGGACTGGTGCTCGGATATCAGGTTGTCGTAGGGCTTGACACGGAGGACGACGAGGTTGGTGTCTTCTTTCCGAGCGACGGCCAACTGTCAGAAGCATTTGCCGCCGAACATGATCTTGTCCAGAGAAAGAATCCCGAGACGGGAGAACGCGAAGGCGGCTTCTTCGCCAAGAACAGGCGCGTGCGGGCACAGAACTTTCGCGGCGAGAAGTCTTATGGCTTCTGGTGTCCGCTGGATTATTTTGAGTTTACGGGCACGAATCTCGCGAAGCTCAAGCTGGGCGATGAGTTCAACGCGCTCAACGGCGTGCCGATCTGCAACAAGTACATCACGCAGGCGACCGCCTGCGCCGCCGGGAACAGGCGGATCCGGCATCGCCGCGAGACCAAGACGTTCCCTATGATGTTCGACGTCAAGCAGTTCCGCGCCTGGGCGGATCGCATCCCACTCGGCAGTCTGATGACCGTCACCGAGAAGATGCACGGCACATCGCACCGTATCGGCCACGTCTATGATGAAAGCGAGCGCCGGGGCTTAGTTGGCCGTCTGTACAAATTCCTGATGAGAAAGCCGCTGCTTGAACGCGGCTATCGCTACTTATCGGGAACGCGCAGAGTGATACTTGAAAAATGGACGGGAGATTCTTGGTATGGAGATGAAGCATTTCGCGTCAACGCTACTCGGCGGCTGATGGGCAATCTTCACAAAGGCGAAGTTGTTTATGGCGAGATCGTGGGCTGGGCTGGGGCAGAGACGCCTATCATGCCTGCTCACGATACGACGCGGCTTCGCAACAAGTCTGTACGGGAGAGATACGGCGACAAGATGTTCTACACATATGGCTGTCCTACCGGGACACAGGCGTTCTACATTTACAGAATCACGATGAACAACGAGGACGGCGTAACAACAGAACTTCCTTGGTGGGCTGTCAAGAGGCGGGCCAGCGAACTTGGCGTAAAGTACGTCCGTGAAGTCGAGCCGCCATCTTTCGTCAATGAAGAGAGCGACAGGGAAGGACTGATGTCTCTGGCCGGGCTTTTGGCCGAGGGGCCGTCGCTGTTCGGAGATCATATCCGTGAGGGCATCGCGATACGGATCGAACACGAAAAATGGTTTGGCATACTCAAAGCCAAATCATTCACATTTGGCCTCTTGGAAGGGTATTTGAAGGAAGACGAATCGGTGATAGACAGGGAGGAAGCGGCATGAACGCTAAGACAACCCTGCTTGTCATAGTCTGCATCTCCCTGCTCCTCTTGGCCTGCGCCCTGTCCGCGCCGCCGCCCTGGGCCAACTACATCGTCACCATAGACGGCACGACCCACTACGCCGCCAGCTGCTACTGGCGCGGCGACGAGCTGAGCCTGGTGACGGCGGAGAGGCAGGTTGTGATATTTGAGATTGGCGACGGAGTAATAGTAGAGATCACCAAGATCGTCGGGGACGAAACCTAGTTCTGGAATCCAGAACGAACTATGCCACTTGGCACATACGAACGAAAGGAGAACAAATGAGGACGACATTCAGGCATTACAGGGTGTACAGCAACAAGCGTTACCGACCATCTGCTGACACCATCTTGGCGCATTACCGGTCTGGCAAGGATGAGAACGGCAAGCGGTTAACCCCGTGGGAGCCTATGCCGAGAGGCGGCATGACTGTCTGTCTCATCCTTGACGACGGTGGTCAGGTGATCAACACGGGCGTTGCTCTGTGCAGCAGGAAAGACAACTTCTGCTATCGGACTGGCAGGGACAAGGCCCGCGACCGTGCGGAGGAAAGCGAGGCTATCGCCTGGCCGTCGTGGGCCGAGGATTTTGTGGTAACGGACGGACACGGCTACACCATCATCACCAGCTTGTCGGACGCTGGCATCGGCACGTTGATGCTGCGTTGCCGTCCAGAAAAGCGTTTCTCGGCAGTTGGCGGATAGGGTCATGAGCAGACAGCGAAAGCCAACGCCGCCGAAACGAATTGCCAGCACCAAGCGGCGGCTGGCGCAGGCGCGCGAGCTTCTGGCCTGGTACGGCCCTGGGACGGTGCAGCACATTCACGCCACGCGCGAGATGGAGAGGCTGGGGCACGGAGAAGCGCCTTCGGTCTTCCAAGACCTGCATGGGAAGTTCGGGTAGCAATCCCGCATCCCTGCCAGCGAGACGGAGAAAGAAACAGAGGTGGATAGTGGAAGAAGTGACGTATTTTATCATCAGCGCCGATGGGGATGGAGACATCCGCATCACCAGTGAAACCAGGGACGGCTTGCTAAAACGACTGAATCCAGACGAACACGGAGACATTGAACTCATGGCAGCAGACGTATTGGCGGCTCTACCCGATACCATAGACGTACAGTATTGGGATGGCCCGTTCGCTCTCATCATCAAGGGCGAGATCGTCACGCCAAAGGCCAAAGAGGTCGTCACGCGATTCGAGATCTGATGCAACGGTAGCAACCCCGCATCCCCGTCAGCGAGTCCAGTCTAGGCTTGTGGCGGAACATCCTGAGAGCAGGTGCTGCAACGTCAGAGGCAACCAACAAAAGGTGTATCAAAGGGAACGACCAGCAAGACGACGAAGACTAATTCACCGCCAGGCGGGGATGCGGGCAAACAAACAGGAGACAACCATGCCAGACGAAGAAACTTTCAGGGACAAGAAAACCTCCGTGCCGGTGGCCTGCCAGCATTGCGACAGGACATTCTGGCACGAGACTGAGAAGTGGCCGCCGCCGGTGCTTTGCGGGGCTTGCAGGGCGCAGGCGTCGGGCACGGCGTTCGACCGGGCGATGAAAGAGCTTTTCAACGCCTGATGTCGGCAAACGGGGATAACGGAATGGGAGGAGTGACGATGCAAGAATTATTTGGGTTCTTATCCGCAGAGAAATTAGCAAGTGCAATAGCAGCATGGCGGGAGATGGAGAAGCGAGCCAGGCAAGTGGAACCTCAAACATGGGCTATCGCATGGGTGTTAGCGCCCGTTGATGGTTTGGATCGTGAGGCGGGGATGGCGGCTCTTGGGCTCAACCCCATCTGCGGCCACCCGCTGGCCAGCATCGTCAGAAGCGTCAAGGGCACTTGCCACTGCGGCGAGTGCGAAAAGGAGGCGGGGTGATCGAACGAATAATAGATATCTGGCGAATCTACGATTTCCAGAAACCAAGCGACTATGCTGTCTGCATCACTACCAACGGCTTCGTCAGAAGTGACGGCAGGGCGGTCATGGGTCGTGGCACGGCGGCGCAGGCCAGCGTCCGCTTTCCGAGACTCGCCAAGGAGTTGGGTCGCACCATGCTGGACGACGGCAACAAGGTGCGACTGCTCAGGCCGGGCTTGATAGCCTTTCCCGTCAAGCCTGTGTCTGACATCAGTGATGGACAGAACGTCGTCAAGAGCCAGCGCAACAGGTACATCAGGGGCAGCACCGTGCCAGGATGGGCGATGAAAGCATCCCTGCCGCTCATAGAGCAGTCGTTAAAAGAGCTGGCCGAGTTGCAGATGTGGGAACGATGGACGCAAGTCTACCTGCCGCGCCCCGGCTGCGGGGCTGGCGAGCTTGACTGGGAGAGCCAGGTCAGGCCGCTGTGCGCGGGGTACGGCGACTGGCTGGTGGCGGTTACTAACGAATAGAGAGGAACGAACATGAAACGCGCGATACTACTTATGCTGGCAACGACCCTGTTGGTCGGTTGCATACCGAGTTCGTCGGCCCAAGAGGTCACGCCTACATTTGCCATCTTTCTGTCCCTCGTCTCCAAACAGTCAACGGTCATGCCTACGGCCACGCCGATAGCCAGGCCGACCGCTTTGCCCATGCCGACTTTTACGCCACATCCTACCCTCCAACCGACGTATGAGTTGCTCAACGGAGATTTTGAGAACGGCAGCGACGGCTCGTGGACAGAACACGCCTCGATCCCTCTCATGGGTCGCGAGCTGATCATAGCCTACTTGCAGTTCGTGGGGATCGAGCGCATTGAGGGGTACGGCAGGTGGTTGGGATGGCTAGGCGACAGGGGCCGTCTTGACCCGCCTCCCTGGGAGTGCGTAACCGTCATTGAGCAAACGGTGACGGTTCCGTCCCGCGCAGTTTTCTGCTTTGAATACCTTGTCTATTCGGAAGACTTGCAGGACGAGGGGGGCGATGCGGTTGAGCTGCTTTTCGATGACGCCGTGCTGGCGTCTTGGGATGTGATCCGTTCAAACAGCGATTCTTCCTTGAGCGACTGGCATGAGGTGTGCATTGACACAGAGAGTTGGTGGGGCGAGACTGTCGTCCTCCAGTTCAAGATGGTCAGCGCCTTCGCTTGGCAAGGGGATTTCTATTTGGACAACGTAGAGTTCAGGCAGAGCGAAGTGCTGGATTGAACTGTGACGCAAGCGAGGCTAATTCAGCTGTCACTGTGGCAGGCACTTAGCGACAGGCGGAGGACGACGATGCGGGAAAGAGCGGACATGAGCAGGCGCGACCTGGAGATCGCGTACCGAACGGGAACCGTCAGCCGTGGCTGGTTCAAGCGGGCGGCGCTGGCGCAGGGCTGGACGGCTGTTGAGGTGCGCGGTTTTGAGCGGAAGCATAAGCAGATGCACAAGCAGGCGAAGAAGGCGAGGAGCAAGCGATGAAATTCTTTACAGACGGAGACCAGTTGGTAATAACCAATCCTGCGTGACGGCGACGGGGACGAAGCTGGAGCGGGAGAGGCAGGGACTGGCTGGTAGTAGTCATCATTGCGAGAGAAGGGTGGGCATGAAGATCAATTTAGTCTTCAGCGACTGGCGGGACAGCGAGGGCAACCGCGTCTATTTCACCGGGGCTGGAGCCCAACTCTCTGCCGGCGACTTTCACGCTGGGACGACTTTCAGTTGCGAGATCGATCTGGACGAGGACAGCGCCGCCGACCTCCGGGACGCGCTGGAGGCGGGCTACGTGCCCGTCTTCTACGCCGTGAGGAGGATGAGTAGCGGCGGCGACTGGGCGAGGCTGGAACTGAGGCTTGATGCCGGAAAGGAAAAATGATGGGTACACGGTACATCATAAGCGTGATATGTCCCCGCTGCGGGGTGCAGGATGACGATTGCTACTACGCGCCCACCTGCGGTTTCGTCACATACGAGTGCGTCTGCGGAAACGTGATAGACCTGCTGGAATACACAGGTCTCTCGCTTGAAGACGCGTCCAACGCGGCGGAGATTGAGGCGGAGATCGAGCGGTGCGCGCGCGCCGCCGTTTCCGGATTCCAGAGAACCGTCGAGATGCTGCTGGCCGTGCTGCCCGACAGCATCCGTGACGACGATCCGACATGGGAATACTGCTGGAACGAGCTTTCGGGCGACGCGCAGGAACAGGTGAAGGATGCCAGGCGCGAAGCCTTGCGGTTCTTGGGACGGCCAGAGCCCGAAGCCAGTTGCCCTGACTGCGGCGAGCCGTGGCCCGAAACCGAGACGATTCGGGCGGACGGAAGCCTGGGCTGCCCGTGTCAGGGATGAAACTGGGGCTTGATGACTGAATTGCAGGACACGCTGGGATGGCTTGGGTTATGGATATTGCGGTGCTTTTTAGAGCGTCCCGATCACGCTCGCGGCATTTCTGGCGCAGCACGGTTGGCAGCGCGTTTCCCGCTGGCGATGGGAACGTTGGAGCTTGGAATGAAAACTAAGTTAGAATTTAGAATCTTGAGGCACGAGCACTTTCACAAAAACACTGTCTATCTCGGCATCCGACTGTTGCGGTTCCTAGGCCGTTCGTTTGCGGTGAGGATACCGATATGGAGATAGAGGGGCTGTGAGGGGCGAGAACTGGGGCTTGACGAATGAAAACCATAGTGATAGAAGGGAAAAGGAAAATGTTTTACATCATGTTTGACAGAACACGAGTCGTTGGCATAGGGAACGAAAAGGCAGAGACGGTACTCATGTTTACTGAACATACTTCTCAAGAAGTTGGGGAATCGGTTTGTCGATTTCTCAACGGGATTGAAAGCCGTGAAGATCTATATTTGATGATTGTAAGGCATCATCCAGATACAAATGCCTGGGTGATCGATGAGGATTCCAGGCACCATCTAGAGGAGGATTCCCATACCGTATTTGAGTTGCAAGTTGCAACTATCAGGCCATTAGTTCGAGCCGCAGCCTGTTGCCTCTGATGCAGGGGCTAAAACTGGGGCTTGACAACTGGGCAGAGAAGCTAGAAAAAGGAGATGACATGATCAACTTGGCAGGATGCGTCAACTGCGACAAATTCATCAATTCGGAACTGGCGGGGGCGGGAATTGCCGTTGAGCATATTACGGAAGCGCATTGCTCCGAGGTTCCTTATACCCTGACGGGCAAGCTTGGCAAGTACACGTTTCGCAGGGCTTGGTATTATTGGGTCGTCAGGGGTGATGTTCCGCTCGCCGTCGCTCAAGAACTTTATGCAAACGAGATTGGCAAAAAGGATGTGCGCGTTGTCGGGCATTGCGGTCGTCCGCCGCCAGAAGATTGGCTTGGCGGTTATCATATTCAACATGATTGGCCTGAGCGCCCAAACTCAATTCCTTTCTATCACATTGATAGTCAGGCGGGATTAGAGCTGTTTACAGCCATGTTGAGAAAACACGGTCTCGTTGGAGAGGTTGAGCAGCCAGGGCTGGAGCCAGAAGCTGGGGCTTGACAACAGATTCAACTTGTGATATAATATTTGTAGGTGGGAGTAGCACACCCACCATGATTAACAACTAGGCAGCAACGCACTAAAGACCTTCTGAGTTTTTCTCAGGCGGTTTTGGCAGTGTTTTTCCTGTGCTGGAAAACACGCAAGCTGCTGCCGAATCGCCAAGCCGTCTGAGAAAAGGGCGGAAGGTTTTTATTTGAGGAGTGGCAAAAATGGAATGGGAAGAGGCTTTTGAAATCTTTTTGGCCGCTCAGAATTATGCCAAAATACAATTGGAAGAGGCAACCGAATCTGATAAACAGTATTGGCAAGGTGTCAAAGACGGCTTGCGTAAGTGCTATGCCATTTTTACTAACGATCCGGGTTGGATGGCATTGGGCGGTGGCTCGCCCCAGGAACGGCCAGAAGCATACAGGGAATTCGCTCGCTGCTAACCCCGCTTGACAATGATGCCTTTTTTGTTGAATAGGAGAAAAAATGTCAGACCGACAATTACGAGAAATTGGTCAGATGCTTGCTCCTTATGACTTGTTGTCTATGCGAGCAGTCGCTTATGACCCAGTGACTAAAGAGGAATATTTTTGTCTCACTCGCAAGGATGGAACTATTTTATCTTTAGAAGACTTCCAAAAATTATCTGACATAGTGAGGAAATTTTACGACTGTAAGGCAGATACAACTCGTTACAATCTAATAGCTAAGTGGCGCTATTCTTATGACGATCATTATAAGAATAGTCAAGGATGGGATGGGATTTCTCGACATGGATATGTATATGTGATGGAATGTAACGGTATTTACAAGATCGGTCAAAGTGTTGATGTAGCACAGCGCAGAATTGCAATTCAGTATGGAATGGGCAAGCCAGTCAAGATACTCTACATATTAGAAAGTTGTGACATGGAAGTTGCTGAATCTCATCTACAAACTTGGTTTGATGAAAAGCATATAACGGATAAAAAACTAGTAACAAATGAATGGTTCAAACTCAACCAAGACGATTTGGATTTTATACATTGGCTAAAACGGGAGAATTTGATAGACGGATGAACAAAAGGAGATCGTAATGGACTACCAAAGCCAGCAAGACTTTTTTGCATGGGAAGCAGCATCGCGTGATACCATAGACTTCAAAACCGTCTACGTAGACATGGCAGACGATTTGATGGCAGGCTTGTTACTCAGTCAATTGGTCTATTGGCATCTTCCCACAAAGCACGGCACATCAAAAATGCGAATTTCCAAAGAAGGTAACCTGTGGGTCGCCAAAGCACGCACGGAATGGTGGGCAGAGACCAGGCTGAAACCGAGACAGGTAGACAGGGCAGCCAAGATACTCGTAAAAAAAGGACTTGTTTTCACCAAGAAGTGGCGATTCAACGGTTCGCCTACCACACACTGGCGCATCAACTGGAATGCGTTTCTCCCGTCGCTCAAAAGAGAGTCTGAAAGATGGAAGAAAAATTGCAATTCACCAAAGCGTGAATTACAACAAACTAAAGCGTTACTTACAAATGACGAAACGGTAACATCCTTAACAGAGACTGTAGCAGAAAGTACAGCACAGATAGATCCGCCCGCTCCAAAATTCCCAATTGGCGAACAGCAACAAGAACAAGTCACCAATAGTGAACCGTTAGAACCACAACTCTCTATAGCCCATGAGCCATTCTTGCCCGAACCACCATTTGATACCGATCCAGCAACATCTGACGACGAAGATGATGAAGGCGTGCCGAGCATGATGGTGCTAGCCGAAATAGATCGCGAGTTACAGGTTCTTGAGCAAAAATACGGCATATCCTCCGGCGACCTCGTTGACAACGGCATCGGCATAGATGCTCCTGTCGCTGGCGGCATCCTTTCCAAACCGCACGAATACATGCCGGACCACGTCTCCCCTCCCGGCGAGACACTGCTGGAGAAGCTTGAAGAACTGGGAATGTCCCAGGGCGAACTGGCCCGACGGATGAGTTGGCGCGAGGAGACAGCCAGCGAGGTTGTTCAAGGCAAAATGCCCATCACCCCAGAAATTGCTCTGCGACTTGAACAGGTGTTGGGCGTTCCCGCCGCCTTCTGGAACAACCGCGAGCGGCAGTACCGCCAGCACCTGGCCCAGAAAGAAGGGCACGAGCAGGCACAGGTCGCGGCAGAACAGCCTGCCCCGAAGCGCGACTACCTCACCGACCTGTTCAACCACGCCCGGCGCGAGAAGCCCGGCGACAGCGACACCCACGTCAGGCCGCGCCACTGGGAGAGCGTCTCCGATGCCGAGTACGCGATATGCCAGCGTGTCGCGCTCCTGTGGTGCGGCGGCAGGCTCCCGTTCCCCGGCAGCATCGAGGCGCACTGCGGCGCAGCGGGCTGGCTCTTGGAGCTCAACGGCGGCAACCTGGGCGCAACCATCAGGGCGCTGGATGAGTATCACAGGCATTACGAGGCCGAGCGGATGACCTTCACCGTGGCTGGTCCGAAGAGCCTGGTTTCCGTGCTGCCGGCGTTCCTGGCGGCGGAGGGCGGCGGCGGGGAGCCTGGGGTGATTCAGGTGGGAGGATAGCAGATGCAAAAGCCACCATTTTGGCCCACAAACCCGTATCCAAAAAGCATCTTTCCGATGTCGGAGGGGCGGTACCTGGAGATCGTGCCCGACCCCGAACTGCGCACCGCCTTGAGCGGCATGTTGGGGCGGCGGTTTTGGGACATCGCGTCGGAGGCGATATGGGAGGCGATGCTTGCTGCCGAGGATGGGTGGACGGAGGTTTGGCCGGTGGAGCCAGGGCGTTACTGGTTTTATAGATGGCGCTGGAAATATCCGCGTCGCGAACCAGAGATGATTTTGGTGAAAGTGTATAGGACGATGAGTTCCATCGCCTACGTAGGCGATGGGCACTTCATTTACGCGGGCGCGTTCGGCCTTTGGAAGAAGGCTGTCTTGCCAGAACCGCCGGATCTGTCGGGAGAGCTGGCGCAGAGCAGCGGCGGGGAGCCTGGCGTGGTCAGGGCGGGAGGGTAGGGGGATGACAGCGTTTGCTCTGACGAAAGGAATGGAAAAAGCACTCATAGCAGTTGCAGGCGGCATCAGCAGATATGGCGGAGAGGATTTTTGTAGATCGTGCGTGACAGGCGAGAAACAAGATGTGCGCAGTTTGAACGCGCTGCGCAGGCGGGGACTTGTCGTATGGGTGAGCACAAAATACGCTTTCAGCAGTTTTTTGGAGCTATCGCTGACTGAGGCGGGTGAAAAACTTTTCAGGGAACTTAGGCACAGGAAATGAAAAAGCTCACTCACGGCGAACTGTTTGCTGGGATCTCAGGTTTTGGATGGGGCTTTGATATGGCGGGGATCGAGACGCTGTGGCAGGTCGAGACGGACGCCAGGTGCAACGCGGTGCTGGCGCACCACTGGCCCGATGTGCGGCGGTTCGGAGACATAAGGAATGTCGGGAGGCATAATCTTGAACCAGTTGACATTGTTTCGGGGGGAATTCCCTGCGTTGGCTTCTCGGTGGCTGGACGACGTGCTGGCCTGGCAGGAGAGCGGTCAGGGCTTTGGTGGGAGATGCTTCGAGTTATTGAGGAACTCCGCCCGACATGGGTGGTCATCGAAAACGTCCCTGGCCTTCGCTCGTCTTGGAGCAGCGCAGAACCGCCGCCTCGTGAAGCGCAGGTTAGAGACTTCGATCAAAGAGGTGACGCTGAAAGATGGGCAGAAAGTATGGCGCGCGACTGGGAAGTGGAAGAGACGAGCGATCTTGAAACCATCCTCGCTTCGCTGGGGCAACTCGGCTATTGGTGGGTCTTCCGGAGCCTTGATGCTCAATACTACAACCTGGCCCAGCGACGCGAGCGTGTGTTCATTGTCGGACGTTCTGGAGACGTGGGAGGATTGGGGAGCGCGCAACCAGGGCAAGACGTTTCAGGACTGGCAGGACTACCTGCAAAAGTTCTTTTTGAGCCAGAGAGCCTGTCGTGGGATTCTGCGCCGCGCAGAGGCGAGAGGAAAGACGTTACCGCCCCACTTAAAGCAAGCTCTCCTAGCCGTCGCGCGGGTGGAAGCTGGCCTATAGCGGAGGAGTTCGTGGTGACTGACGGCTATGCCCTGGCGAACTTTGGGGAATATCGTCAACAACCAGGGACGCTCAGGGCCAGCGGCGGGGATGCGGGCATGGGAAGCGAGGTGCTGGTCGTCCGAGACGATATAGTCAAGCACGCTCTGTCTGGACACAACCAGCGCAACGACCCTGACGGCGAGCACTTTGTCGTTCAGGGGTTGAGCGGGAACCAGCAAGGCGAACTCAGGTTGACGCCGTGCAGCAGCCCAGTCTCGGCTGGCGGGGGCAAGCCGGGACAAGGGTATCCTGCGGCGCTGGTGGCGTTTGACTGGCAGTCTGGCGGAGATGTGCGGCTGAACGTCTCCAGCGAGCGAACGTCGGCGTTGCAAGCGAGCCAGACACCAGCAGTCTTGATGAGCATGGGAGTTCGTCGCCTTACCCCGACGGAAGCGGAGCTACTTCAGGGCTTCCCGCGAGGATGGACGGATGTAAGCGGAACAAGCGACACGGCGCGTTATCGGCAACTTGGAAACGCTGTCGCCGTCCCCGTGGCCCGCTGGATCGGGCGGCAGATCGCGGTTTGCCACAAGGAATCTATGCTAGAAAGGAAAGAGGATCATGAGAAGTAAGTTGTTAAAGGCGTTAGAAGAAGTATCGGAACAGTTAGCCGAGTGGCATCTGAATAATGGGTGTTTAGATACTAGAAACACCACGCCTCATGAACAAAAACAACTGGAGCGCCTTGAGTTAACTCTTGAGAATGCTATCGTTGAGGCTGGCGGTGAATGGTAAAATGAAGTGGAGAATGAGATGACAGGCATACAGACGAAGCCGGAACCCCACTGCCCCAGTTGCGGCGCGAGGATGAGACTGCGCAGGCCGAAGCGGCATCAGGACTGGCCTCCATTTTGGGGCTGCCCCCAATGGCCCGACTGTCGCAGCGTGCGGCAGATCGGGGAGGACGGGAAGGCGGAGGAGGATTAGCTTGACGGTAAAATTCTTTGCCGTTCACGATCTGGTCAATCCCGACACCGGAAAGACCTACAAAGAAGAAAATTTGGAGAAGCGGCACGACATCCCGATCGGCACGCTGGTGGAAGTGAAATGGGACGAGTGGTTCGGGGGAGGCGCTTGCTGGAAGATACACGCCCGCGTGTGGGTAGTGGCTCACAGGCGGGATTGCGACGGTACGCCGCTCTATTCCGTCAGCCAATGGAGAGATCCGTCGTTCGCGATGCCTGACAGGGCGCATCATGGGCTTGGCGAGGAGTCGTTGACGCCGATGGAGATTACCAGCGAGTTGAGATTTGGATGCGATGCGCTTGAATGGAGGGAAGATGAGTGACAAAGATGCAGCAGCGACCGGCGGAGCTGAGGCGGAGGCAGAGGCGCGCGGCGAGCCCGTCGTGAGGATCCCCTGCCAGGTGTGGTCAAGAGTGGTGGGATTTCTTCGCCCGATTGAATCTTGGAATGTGGGCAAGAGGCAGGAATTTGAGGATAGACGCGTCTACAAGCTGCCGACACAGACTTGACAAAACAGAAGTAACATGCTATAATATAACAGACAGCAAACAGGAGAACAGAAAGGACAGACAGAATGTGTGACAACTGCACCGGCGGACTGACTTCGTTGGACAACGGCTTCGGCCAACCTGAATACTGCGAAAAGTGCGTCGTCGGCCTTGGCCTGGCGATGACTTCTCTCGCCAAGAGCATGGTTGAGACGGAACAGGCGCGGGCAGACCGTGCGGCGAGGCTGACCGACCCCTTTCATGTTGCTTGCCGCAAGGCCGCCAAGCAACAACTTGATGGCTGCATTATGGAGCACGACCGCCTGGAGGCCCTGTACCTGGCCCTGGGCGGCCACAGTGCGACGGCGGCGGCTGGATGAAACGGAGCGACGGCGACTTTCGTGCCCTGATCCACAAGCCAGACGACCTCGCCACTAGCCTGATACAGTGGGCCGAAAAGGTGCAGGCCGAGCCTGGTATAAAGTTTGGCGTTCCGTCCGTGGACAGGAAGATCATCCCGTTGCGTCCTGGCACATTTGCCGTAGTCTGCGCCAGGCCAGGGCACGGCAAGTCCAGCTTGCTGGCGGTCATGGCGAAACGGGAAGCTGCCAGCATCACGGCGCGGGGTATGGAGGAGAGCGAGTGCGTGGTTTTTGTCACTTGGGAAACCTCTGCCGAGGCCCTGGCCGCTATGTTCCTCACCTGCGAGGGTCTTAGCATCTCCGACATTGCATGGGGCAAGGTCGATCTCAACACATTGAGCTATCATGCGATGCGGCGCGTCACCTCCCCGATTTGGGTCATCGGTCACGGCATCGGGCGGGCCGGGAAGCGAGTTCCTCGGATGACGCCCGAGGTCGTCTACCAGGCCATAGAGACGATGCACGAGGACTATGGCCGCAAGCCCACGTTGATCCTGTTCGATTACATCCAGATTGTGCCCGTCCAAGGCTTCCGCGACCGCGTGCAGCAGGTCACGGAAGTCCCTTTCCGCCTGAAGGAGCTGGCCCTGCGCATCGGCGTTCCCGCCGTGGCGGCGTCGCAGGCGAACAGAGACGTAGACGGGCGTAGGGAGAAGATACCAGAACTCCGCGACAACCTGTGGGCCTCCAGCGTGGAGCAGGTCGCGGACCTGGTGCTGGCGCTGTGGAGGCCCTGGCAGACGAAGGATGATTCTGCGCTCGCCAAATACGACGAGTTCGTGGAGATTCGCGGCACGCAGTTCCCGATCACCGAACGATTATTTGTGATGCGGATGCTGAAGCAGAGGGGCGAGGCGGGGCGGCACACATGGGCGCTTCATTTCGATATGCCGTACCTGAAGCTGGCGGAGCTGGAATCGGACGCTGAAGAGAAGTGCGGCGCAAGCAGGGTTTGGGAGGACTAGAATGGAAATCGTGATGAAGCACAGTTCGGTTACGGAAACGATATACCGTCTTGCAGAGTCAGAGATTCAAGATATTCTCATAGAGTCTGTCAAGCGATCTGAGGATGTGCCTGGTGGTGGTGAGTGGGTGTTTACGTGGCGGCAAAGCCAAATGCACGGCGGTCTTGTGATTGAATTGAAAAGGCTGGTGAAAATGGAAAGTGCAGATGACTGATTGGAAAGTTAAGCGACCGTCTTTCACGCTACTGCTTGATGGTTCTGTCGTTGAAATCGTGACGCCAACGCTACGCACTTGTTTTTCTGGAGATGAAATACTCAGATTGCATGATGCGCTAGGATGGGTTATTGATAAGCTATTGCAACTCAACGGCGGCATGCAACGACCAAAAAGCAGTGGCTGAAACTGGCGGAGCTGGAGTCGGATGCTGAGGAACGATGGAAAGGCGGTGAGATGTGAACCGAACGAGCATAGAATATCTTGACTTCACCTGGAATCCAATAGCCATGCGATGTAGTAAGGTCTCGGAGGGATGCAAGCACTGTTGGCATCTGCGCATGGCCAACCGGATGTCTTACAATATTGTCTTTTGCCCCACGGTGAGGGCGGCCTACGCTGGTGATGCGCCAGTATTGGTTGAGTTGAGGCTGCACGAACCATTGAGGCGAAAGAAGCCTGCTGTCATTGGCGCGCAATACATGGGTGACCTATTTCACGAGGATGTGTCTTTTGGAGTTATAGGTGAGATTTTCGCCACGATCATAGCAGCTGAATGGCACACGTTTCCGATCCTCACGAAGAGGCTCGAAAGGATGCTGCAATTTGTAGTGTGGTTTCAGGAAAAGACAAGCCTGAGCTTGCGTTCGTTTCGGCACATCTGGCTCGGCGTCTCCGTTGAGAACCAGGCCGCAGCCGATGCGTGCCGCCGGGATTTTGAGGCTACCCCCGCCGCCGTGAAGTTCGTTTCTTATGAACCCGCTCTCGGCCCCGTGGATTGGACAGGATGGGAGTTCATCGACCTTTTGATTTTTGGCGGTGAGAGCGGGCCAGGTGCGAGACCAGCACATCCCGACTGGTTCAGAAACGCGAGGGACTGGGCGGGCAAGCACGGGATTGCACGGTTTTTTAAGCAGTGGGGAGCGTGGGCACATATACCCGCTGACGCCAGGTATCCCTTACCACAGAAATTACACTGGTGGCCCGATAGAAACCTGATGGGGCGCGTCGGCAAGAAAGCCGCTGGCCGCCGCCTTGATGGGCAGAAATGGAACCAGATGCCGAACGGAGGACGACCATGATTGACCCCATCGGCTTTATCGAGTCTCATTTCGGCATCCAACTCAAAAAGGTCGGGCATGATGAGTGGGCAGGGAGTTGTCCTTGGTGCGGGGGAAAAGACCGTTATCACATTTGGGAGCGGGGAAATTACTGGTGCAGGCCCAGCCCGGAGGAAGGGCATTGCGGGCGCAAGGGATGGGTCGACGACCTGGCAGGAGCCAAGCGCCCGTCCCCCGCCGACTTGATGGAAATGCGCGTTCGGACGCTAGAACGTCAGCAAAAAGACCAGGAGAAACGCTTACAGGCAGTAGAGAGTATGGCGCACAACAAAGACCATTTAGCATATCACAAGGCCGCCGGCGTGACGCCCGGAGCCTTGGACTGGTGGCTGGCCCAGGGCGTGAACATGGAGTCATTCTACAGCTATAGCCTCGGCTTCTGCCTCTGCTGCCCGACCGACGTGGAAGGCAGGGCCAGCTACACCATCCCAGTGACGGGCGCGGGCGGCGAGCTGCTCAACATCCGCCACCGACTGAAGGGCGCGAACAGCGGCGACAAGTACAGGCCGCACATGGCGGGCCTGGGCCTGCAACTGTTCAACGCCAGCGTCCTGAGCGAGAACGGCAGGGTGGCGCTTGTGGAGGGCTGCAGGAAAGCCATCGTCGTCGGGCAGGTTTTTCCAACAGTAGCACAGATGGGCAAGGAGGGGTTCGACGAGGCATGGCTGCCGATGTTCCGTGGGCACGACGTTTTCGTGGCGCTCGACCCGGACGCCAAAGTCCAGGCGTGGCGGCTGGGCAAGATGCTGTCGCAGGCAGGGGCGGAGAAGGTGAGGGTGGCGAACCTTCCGATGAAACCCGACGATATGCTGGTGGCGGGCTTAACGGCGCGGGAATTTGAGACTTTCTTGAGGTTGGGGAGGCCGGTGTAATATGACGGCTGATAGGATTCTTGTCTGGAGTTACGGGGGTGGTGTTCAGAGCGTGGCTATAGCCGTGCTCGTTGCTTCAGGAAAGTTGCCGTGTCCAGACCTCGCCGCCATTGCCGACACCAGCAGAGAAGGAACAGCTACTTGGCAATATCTGAGTAAGTATGTACTTCCGCTTTTGTCGGGAATTGGATTACAAATAGAGATTGCGCCGCACAGCTTGGCGACAGTAGACCTGTATGCGCACAATGGCGATCTGCTCTTGCCGATGTATACCGCTAGCAGCAAGTTCCCGACTTTCTGCTCCTCCGAATGGAAAGAATATGTGATGATGAGGTGGGCGCGGCAGCAGGGTGTTAAATCATGCGACGTTTGGCTGGGATTCAGTCATGACGAGATTCGTCGTGCTAAGCCAGGTCGGAAAAAGTGGTTCAGACGCAAGTTTCCGCTCATAGATTTGATGATCAGTCGGGCTACTTGTTGGCAGATTATCCAAGATGCAGGCTTACCGATACCGGCGAAGTCAGCTTGTTGGTGTTGTCCTCACAGAAACAATTCCGAATGGCGGTATTTGCGAGATGAGCAGCCAGATGATTGGGCCAAGGCAATAGGTTTAGAGGAATTAGTGCGCAAACAGGATTCGGAAATATGGCTGCATAGAGATCGGGTATTATTGCCCGACGTGGATATTGATAGCGGTAATTTTCAAGATGTAGGACAGTGTTCGTTAGGATATTGCTTCGTGTGAAGTTTCTGGAATCCAGAAAGGAGAATGGCAATGTTGAAAGCATTGTGGCGTTCATGGTTCGGGCCGAGAGTAATGCCTGGGCAGAAATGGACTTTTGATGATTCTGACGAGAAGGACAATCCGTTTCGGCGTGCGTCTTTCTGCATCAAGGTGATCGATGTCAAAGGCCGATGGGTATTATACCATTTTGAATATGGCAGTAACAGATCGTTGCGGATCGGCATATTCAGGTTTTGCTACAAGCTGTCGGTATAGTGATTCTGGAATCCAGAAAGGAGATAGCGATGTCTTTTGATGTAGATGCTTTCATGGCAAAAAGGGCGAAATTTGATAGGGACTGGGAGCTCAAAGAATGGGGGGCGCTTTGTCCATACTGCGGCGCTGATATGTTGGACAAACTGAAAGAATCGGCGCATGACTGGGAGGGCTGCGGGTATGATCTGCCAACATCAACGGAGTTTGAGTGCCTGGCTTGCGAGGAAGTGTTGACTTTTGATTTAAAATGGACTGAACCTGCTTTGTGGCACGCTTCATTAGCAACGCCAGAGAAGGCAGCGATGTGATGAAATATCAAGTCGGTGACAAGGTAGTCTTCGTGCAATTTGTGCCTGGTGCTGCTCACAAAAAGACAGTGCTCGTCGTGACTCTAGTCAGTAATACATACGTATATTGTGAAGATTTGGCGGGGGACGACATACACGTTTTTGACCGCCAGCATCTTCATATTGACGGCATCGGTTGGCTAGAGTCCACATCAACACAACCGCTCCTGCTCCAGGGCCACAGCTACGCCCCAGGCTCGCTCGGTGATGTGCTGGCGGCGGAGGAAGCGGAAGGGCGAGTGGTTGCGGTCGTGATACAGCACAGGGGGGGATGGGCGGTTAGTCCTGGCATAGACAAGGAGGAACTGGATGAGTGACAGCTACGTACCAGGCTCGGTAGAATTTGGCGAACCCGCCACCTATGGCGGGCGCAAGCGAATTTGCGTCAGCGTCAGGCGCGAGGATTACAATTTCTCTCACACCGTCCTGCACCTTGTTAAAGAAAAATCAGGGAGGTGGGGTTGGACGGTCGTAATGCCCAAAAAGACGATGCCCGCTGGCAGTTCTTGGACTGTTGCGCCAGAAAGGAAATTGTGCTGCCCGATCAGCCTGAGAATGGCGAAAGCAAAGTCTACGTGGCTCATAATGGCAGCGGGCAACGACGACAGGCTGGAGAGCCTGAGAGCGGCAGAGACAGTGCCAGAATGGGCAGCGATCAGCGATGCGAAGCCGCCTCATAACGGCTCGCATCCGTAACCCTGCATCCCTGCCAGCGAGGCCGTCAAACCTCGCGGCGGAACAGAACGAGGCAATCAGATGTCAAAGGGGAACGACGATAAAAGTAGCTTTTTATTCATCCGCTAGGCAGGGAGCAGGGGGACGGCGCGCATCGTGTCGGAGCGGTGCGCGCTCATGGCCCGGCACAAATGACCGGGCAAAAACGAACAGGTACTCGGTAAAAGCAGCATCAAATTCACGGCAGGCCAGCAAGCACGCCCGCTCGCAAGAGCGCCCCGCAGCCGGACGCAGGGCCGGACACGGCTTGCCATTCTCGCCAGAGCACCAGCCACGGCAAGCGTGGTGGTGGGGGTGGCGGGGACAGAAAAGGGCAACAAGCCTCGGCGGCAAGGTGGGGGCCGGTGGAATTTAAGGAGGTTAAATGATGCGTGTTTTCCAGATGATAGCAACAGACAAAAACCACGAGTATTTTGAGTCCGCATTGATTGACGGGGCGTACCATGTTGCAGTGCAATATGCGGGGCCACGGACTCTTTGCGGAATCCAGCTAGATGGCGAGGACGGCGTAGCCGATGGGGAAGTAATTGAAGGAAAGGTTACTTGCCGTGGTTGTTTCTTGCTGATTGAGGAAATAAAAGCAATGCTGGAGAATAGGGATGATGAACACAACGATATTAGCCATAATCTCAACCGTCTTGCTCCTCGTCGCCTGGCGGCTGTGGCAGAAAAGCGGCGCGACAGACAAGCATACAGTTCAGCAGGGCGTCCTGCTGGCGGCTGTGACGGCGGCTTGGTTTTTCAGGATAGTGTTAGCGTAAATGGATGATAGGAGTGAAATGGAATGGTCGTCATAACAGTAGTGCACGATTCGCTGCCCGAACGGTGCCCGCTTTCGCCAGCCCACGAGAGCCTGGTCAACAGCCTCGACCGGGCATGGCCTAGCGACATCGCGGCAGCCCTGTCGCCTGACAGCCTGCTTAACATCGCCCAGGGGTACGAGGCGTGGTTCGCCGCGTACCGCCAGCGGGCGGAGCGGGTAGAGCGGCTTGACCCGTGGCAGATAGGTTCTCTCCTGGCGTGGATGGATGAGCTTGTGGCGTGGCCCTTGCCGAGCGGCAAGCAGCGTATGATATGCCGGTTCGCCGCGTTCCAAGATTGCGGGTACTGGGACGACATCAGCTTCAGTGACTGGGCCTCCATGCTGACGGGGCGGGCTTACGGCACGTGGTCGGCATGGAAACGGTGCGTCCAGGTGTTCCGGCACACGGCCATCGGGCGCGAGTGCCTTGAGCGAGCGGGCGTCGATCCGGACGACGCGGGGCAGCTGGCGGAGCGGGTGAACATTGATAAAGCAGCGCGGGCGGCAAGCAGCGCAGTGCACGGCTTGCTGCAAGGCCATCAGCTTGAGACTCTGACGTCGCCGGGCTATACCACGACGCAGCACCGCCATGCCATGAGCGTGACGGAGCCGGAGTGGAACCAGGAGCAGGAGCGGTTCGTCGCGGACGGGAGCGCGAAACCTGAACTCGTCCTCGACGGTTCCTGGGTCATACTTTTCTACGACAATGGGACTGGCGAGCGGGTGCGCGTCCCAGTGCTCAAGTTCGCTGACGGCGACGATCCGGTGGCGGCTGAGTGGCAGGCGCGGATCATAAAAAAGATGAGGGTTTCGGTGAGAGGAGATAGCAGTGATTGATGACATTGACTTTAGGGGGGTGTTTCTCCTGATGGTGCTTGTAGGTGCGGTATTGAGCATCCCGATGCTGTTTTTTGCAGAGGGCGAAGGGGTTAAGATTCTGTCGTGGGCCGGCGGCCTGCTTCTCGGCGCGGCAGTGGGCTTGTGGGCGATGGATGCCTGACCTTAAATTTTTCCTGTGATGCCGTAAAATGCTTGACAAATCTGGTATATTCTGCTATAATATACATAGGTTGAGCAAGCAAGCAGACGGGAGACAGAGATGATAACACTAGACGCAAACTCAAGGGACAGGCTGAATCGGCAATTGCGGCTCTGGAAAGAGGAACTGCGAGTTCATGGTGCTAACGGTACTGGTCAGTCAACCATGACGCAGAACGATATTGACCGATTGATAGCCAGTATTGATGGGTTGCATAGGGGCATTGAGCGACTGAACCAGGAGTACAGACGCATCGTGGAGCTGTAGGGGGAGATAATGACAATAACTGAACATTGTCAATCAATCATTGAATCAGTGCAAAAGATAAGAATGCTCTGTCGCGATTTCCCAGTAAGTGACCTCGCGAAAGAGGCAGGTCTACTAAAAGCCGATACTGAGTTGCAGGATTTGGCGATTCTTCTTGGGGAGATCGCGGAACATGAGCAGCCAAGAGAGATAAGAATGATTGAAAAAGAGTATACTCAGGTCTTGAGGATATAGGAGTTATAATAATGGCAGACCTAGAAAAAGCTAAGGCTGTTGCAAAGCAGTTCGGCGGCGAGGCGCAGGCTAACAACTTGGTGTCTTGGTCAAAAGATGATCGCCAAGACATCGCTGAGTATTATGGTGCTAAGAAGTGGTCAGATATTTCTGTTGAGCATCAGACCATCTTGTTTCTTGCATATCGATATGGAGAGCGGTTGGAACGCGCCAAGTCATTTGCCCAGCAGTTGGTAGTTGAGTATACCAAAGACTGGGTATCTGAAGACTGGGAAGCATCTATTTATCGCGAGGCATATATGATGGAACAGCTTGTAAAGCGGGCTGAAGAGATGCTGGATAAAAGCCCAGATCTTTATGGCGATATATTCAGCGCAAAGTTTGCGTTTGAACGCCACATGGGATGGTGAGGTAACTATGCTGGAAAAAGCCCGACAACTCTGGCAAGAACATCGTCAAGAAATCCCGTTCTACAGCCGCCCCCGCCGCAACGGGTTCGCGCAGCGCGTCAGGAACCTGGCGCGGAAGCTGGACTGGGCGGCGGGTAGCAGTGACATTCTAGCATGCATGTATCTGGACGCGGTGGCGGTGAAGATGGGGCTGGTAATCGGAGAAGCAGCATGAGCAAGGAACTGAAAGCAGCAGCGAAGGTTGCGGCGCAGAAGCGGATTGACGACCTTCTGGAGCTAGAAGAGATTCTGCTTTCGGGCGAGTGTCTGAAGGATGCGTTGTTTCAGGGTCTCGTCGCGGCGTTTGAGACGGGTTTCGTGGCTGGTCACATGGCGGGCAGGACTTACGCTTATGTAACTGTTGAAACATTGTTTGCGGAATTTATGGCAGAATTCGGTTTATTTGAGATTGGAGGGACATCTTGATTACAAGAGCTAAGAAGCACGAATATTTCAACCATTTCGTGGCGCGGTTCGCGCTTGAGGGCATCGGTGGTGGTTACGGGGTAACAGGGCGCAAAGTTACAGGTCGGAGGTTGGGCAAAGCAAAGAGGGCTATACTAGCTGATAGTGCGCTTTGGTCAGACATCCTCATCCGGCACAGCGGGTTTAACATCACGCCAGAGGAGATGGCAGAGCGCCAACCTGATGTGTATGAACATGCCCTTGGCAACTTTTGGGGCATGGTGAACAGTATCATGGCTGAGGTTGGTATCATTTAAGATTGGAGGGAACATGACATACACGATTACGCCACTATCAAAAGAAGCTCTGAGACTCTGCGGTCAGTTGAGCAAAGCCTACCACGCCGACTGCGCAAAGCGCGACATCTTGGGCCGTCCGTCTGGCGATGCGGCATATCAGCGCAAGAACCGCCGCATCTGGCGCAAGGCGTGCGACCGGTGGCGGAGGCGGGCGGGTATGAAGATTGCGCATGAACAACTGATAGTTTGAAGAGGGAAAGAGTAGAGGGAGATGAAGAAGAAGATTTGGGCACAAATCAGCCACAATGTTTTGTTGTTGAAAACATTCACGCTTGATTATTTGGAGTTGATTACTGGTGATAAATGCGAAGAAGTTCTTCTTGGGCTAGAGCAAGAGGGTTTAGTAGAATTGAAGGATGGATCTTATCGTTTGACATTAGACATTGATAAGCGTTTCGGTTTATTGGCGCGGGTTAGAGAAGTAGAGAGAGAGATGGATGAACTATTCGGTTTTCTATCAGTTGACGAATTAGCAGGCGCGATAGCAGCATGGCGTGAGATGGAGAAGCGGGCGAGAATAGCGGGATACGTCTGGGTGTTAGCGCCTGTTGATGCACTGGATCATGTAGCAGGGATGAGGGCAATAGGCGAGGATGATGAATGAGCAGACCGCCTTCTGGGGCCGCGCCGGTGTACGCTGCTCCTGCTGCGGGCGCGGACTGACGCACCCCGTCAGCGTGGGGCGCGGCATCGGGCCGGTATGTTCTGGCATGGGGTACAACGTAAATGGAGGGAACAGCGCGATGAATGAGGATAGTTTTTGTGACTTGAAACTGGTAGGAGTACCGCTCACGAACGGCATCGTCATGGAGTTGGCCGACACCGGCGCGACAGTGACGAACGTTCCTCACCTGGTGGTGCATCATTCGCCTACCGGCTTCAGCTTCGGGTACGGCGGCAGCGGGCCAGCAGACCTGGCGCTTAACATCGTTGAGGCCGTGCTGCGACGGATGGATTACCAGGGCGAGAAGACGCGGTGCTTTGACGGGCGATGCTTCACGCTGGCCTACCGGCTGCACCAGGAATTCAAATGGGAGTTCGTCGCCACCGCGAGGGGCATGGGCGCGGCGATCCCTTACGAGACAGTTGAGGCATGGATCAGGGAAAGGATGATTACAGATGGGCAAAGCGCAGACCAGGCATCAGGTTCTTGAGGTCGGCGACGTCATCCGCCACCGTCGCCGCCAGCACGTCCGGCGCAAGATAATCTCGTTTCAAGAGGGACTGCCGTGGACGTTCCGCTTGGACGCACAGGAGCGGTTCATGAAGGGCAACTCCATGCTCATTACTAGGATTGAGGAATGGGAGCTGGCCGATGGCGAAGCGTAAGAAAGCGGCGAAACGACGCCACGCCAAGACCACTCCGCTCCACGTCTGGACGGACGGCATTGAGGGTGATCCCTGCCCGCTGGCGCAGTCGTCCGTGGCTGGCCGCGCCGGTCGGCGGCTGATGCTGGCCGACGGGCTGTGCGCGGCGGGGCTGGAGCACAAGCAGTGCCAGTGCCTGATCGGGTTCGGGCACAATGCTACCGTACTGTGCGGGCATGTGGGGGCGGTGAGTGACTTTCATGAGAGGAGATTGGCTCATGATTAAGGCTCAGGAACGATATGCGACGATCGCCGAACTTGGTAGAGAGAATGTTGCTGCGGGCATCCTGAGTTACGGTGAATTTATTGAGAGCAAGCGCTTCAGACAGGTTGCGCATGGAAAGCAGGTAGAGATAGAAGATATTCACCCTCTGCTTTTTCCGTTCCAGAAAGACGTGACGGCATGGGCTATCCGCAAGGGCCGATGCGCAATCTTTCTTGATACCGGCTTGGGCAAGACCCTCTGCCAGCTGGAATGGGCGCGACTCTTGGGCGAGAAGACGCTGATTGTCGCCCCTCTTTCAGTAGGAAGGCAGACGGTACGAGAGGGGCGAAAGATCGATCTGGCCGTGCGCTACGTCAGAAACCAGGCAGATGTTGACGATTCCGCCAAGATTTGGATCACGAATTACGAGATGATTGGTAGCTTTGACTTCTCGCAATTCGGCGCGGTAGTGCTGGATGAATCATCCATTCTGAAATCCATAAGCGGTCAGACGAAACGCAAGTTGATCGAAATGTGCGCCAATGTGCCATATCGTCTCTGTTGCACGGCCACTCCTGCGCCGAACGACCATATTGAGCTTGGCAATCATGCCGAGTTTCTCGGCATTTGCTCGCGCTCGGAGATGCTGGCGCAGTTTTTCGTCAACGCCAATAAGGAGCATACCTATTACATCAACGGTACGGCATACCGCAAGAAGGGCACTAACAAGGCGGGCACAGAATGGCGATTGAAACACCATGCTGAGAATCCTTTTTTTCGTTGGTTGTCATCATGGGCAATTATGATGATCAAGCCGTCGGATTTGGGATATGATGATGGCGGTTTTGTTCTTCCCCCACTCAATATCCATACGCACTTTGTAGAGTCGGACTACAGGCCCGATGATCGGCTTTTCTTTACGTATATCAGGGGTATACGTGAACAGGCGCAGATTAGAAGGCATACGTTGTCTGTCAGATTGAGCAGATTAGAACAATTAGTTAATGGCGGTGATGAACAATGGGTCATCTGGTGTGGGCTGAATGAGGAACAGGATGCGTTAGCGGAAATGTTTGGAGATGAGAGCGTTTCTATTCATGGTTCACTGCCAACGGAGGAAAAGATCCATCGGCTTGATCTTTGGCTAGACAAAAAGAAAAGCATCCTTATAAGCAAACCTCGCGTGCTGGGATACGGGCTCAATCTGCAACAGGCGCATGAGATGATCTTCTTTGGTCTAAATTACTCTTGGGAACAATATTATCAATGCATCCGCCGCGAATGGCGTTATTTGCAAGAGCATCCCGTCAACGTTCATATCATCTTGGCTGACATCGAGGACGGCATCTATCATAACATCATGCGCAAAGATGCGCAGGCGCGCCGCTTGCGCGAGCAGATGATCAGGCAATTAGAGGGTTTTGAGAAGGAGGAGTTGGGAATGGTCACGCCACTGCAAGAGGAGTATCGAGAGGACAAGATCACGACGGAAAATTGGACGGCGATGCTGGGTGATTCAAGCGAGAGGTTGGCCGAAATCGGCGACGGTTCAATTGACCTGTCGATCTATTCGCCGCCATTCGCCGATCTTTATACTTACACTCCTAGCCTTCGTGATCTGGGCAACTCGCGCAATTGGGACGAGTTCTTTGAGCATTATTCCTATATTATCCGCGAGGTTCTGCGAGTAACGAAACTCGGTCGGGTAACGTGCGTCCATACCAGCGACATCCCTGCCCTGGCGCAGAAGGACGGGTACATCGGCATCAAGGACTTTCCAGGCCGCGTCATTGCGGCTTACGAGGCCGAAGGCTGGATTTTTCACGGACGCATCGTGATATCAAAGAATCCTCAAGCTCAGGCGATCCGGACTCATTCCAAGGGATTGCTTTTCGTGCAGCTCTCAAAGGACAGCGTGCACAGTAGGCCGGCGCTTCTTGACCAGGTGCTCGTATTTCGCAAGCCTGGTGACAATCAAATCCCCATAACGCCGGTTGCCAACCGGGAGATGGACAACGATCTCTGGATAAAGTGGGCCTGCGGGATCTGGCATGACATCAACGAAACTAACGTACTTCAGCATGGGTACAAGCACGGACGGGCGCACGATGATGAAAAGCACATCTGCCCGCTGCAGCTGGAAACCATAGAGCGGTGCATCAAGCTTTACAGCAATCCGGGAGAGACGATATTGTCCCCCTTCGGAGGAATTGGATCGGAAGGTTATGTGGCCGTGAAGCATGGTCGGCGGGCCATACTGATCGAATTGAAAAAATCATACTTTGATGAGATGGTCAGGAACTTGCAGAAAGCGGTCAGTGAGAAGGGGCAATCCCTTTTTGAGTTCGCAGGAGTAGAAGTATGAGCGCATCAATTGAAACGAGCAAGCTCCACATCCTCGGCCTAGATCCCGCCTGGGCCAGCCCCACCGGATGGGCCGTCCTAGAATACCCTGGCGACGAGATCCTGGGCTTCGGCACGATAGCCGCCCTGAAACACAGCGGCAAAGTCACCGAATCCGTCCAGATGCAGCGGGCGGCCCACCTGTCGCTGGAACTGCGCAAGCTGCTCCAAGACGCTAGGATAACAGCCTCTGCGTTCGGCGCGATGCTCCATGTGGCCTACGAAGACCCATCGCGCTGGCTCTTAGCAGCTGCCAGGGAGCGGCGGGCGAGGCGCAGGCCAGTGAGCAGCAAGTCGCTCTTGGCATACGGCTACCTGCGCGGTATCCTCTGGGCCGCGTGCGCCGACTTCGGCATCGTGCCCGTTCCGATGGAGAGCGAGAAGGCGCGGCGAACCGTCCTCGGCGGTCTGCATGTCCCGTCGCAGCTGCACGGCGCAGCTCTGAAACTGTGCGGCGATGCGGTGAAGGCGAGGGCCGTCGCCGGGGTGGCGGTGAGGTACGGCGGAGATGATCCGCTGGCGTGGCTGGAGAACAACGAGCTGACTGACCATGAGGCGGACGCCATCGTGGTCGCGGCGGCGGCAGGATCGCGACTGATACAAGAAGGGGGTTTCGCGCTATGAGCAACGGAAAGAAATGGGAAGTCTTGATCAATATCCAGGTCACGCTCCATGTGGAAGCTCCAGACGAGAGTGGCGCGGAAGCGTTGGCACATGACGCTCTCAGTCGCCTCTCTGCATTGCCAAGATGGAAAGGCATCGTGACATTGGCGGACGACTGGCGAGATTTAGAGAGCATTACAGAGTTGACGGATGGCGAGCTGACGGGCAACGGGGCGGACGTCATCGTCGTCGCAGGGGCCGCTGGGACACGGCTGATGCGGGAAGGGAGTGAGGGATAATGGATGGAGTTGACAGGCGACAGTTACTGCACGACGAGGCCGAAGAGTCCCTAGATGCCTACTACCGTCGCCACGCCGCCCGCTCCTGGCAGGAGTACCTCGCCAGCAGCCCGGAGGCCCTGGCGGAGAGGGCGGCTGAGCGGCTGCCGCTGGAGGCGGAGACCGTAGCAGCGGTGGAGACTTTGTTCAAGAGGCACTTTCACAGGCCGGTAGAAACCGTGCTTGAAAGACACGGCTTCCTCTACCGCGATCTTTGCTATGAGCACCACTGCTCCGAATTCGACGAGCTGCCGTCAGCGTCTAGGTGGCGGGCATCAACCTGGCACACGGTGGAGAAGGTAGGTTGTGAGATGTGCGGAAAGGATCTGGACTGATGAAAGACGTGCTGAGTTACGCAGAGTACAAAGATGTTGTAAATTGCACCACGCGACCTCGGAGTTATCAGGAACTCCTGCAAGCCGCCAGGTGCGAGCTTGCGCTGAAGGTTGGCGAACTTGAGGAGCGCGCTGTCGTGGTCTCCGACTGTTCCGGCGGCTAGAGGATGCGCTAGAGGCTGGTCAGCAGGGAGGCCGTTGGAAACACCAGGTTTACCGTGACGCCACCGACTATGACGATTTGGACGAACTGGACAGGCTCCGAGAGTTATTTTCAAACTGGCCCGATGTGAAGGGCAAGCCAGGGGAAGGGTACTGGTGATGACATAACGTCTCAATTGGAAGCAACTGGTGCAGGACTTGGCGGAAACGTGCGAGATCCTGTATTACGTCACGCAAGAGAACATTGAGCGCAGCAATGCATATCACATCATGGAGACCGAGTTCACGCCAGAATGCGTCATCTGTCACCCTGGCGACTTGGAAAGAATCAGGATGATGGGCAGGCCGTTGGTGGACTTGCGCGAATGGAAACCTGTGCTTCGGCCTTTCAAAGCCTAGAGCACAAGCGGATGAAAACGCGACCGACTTTACAGCGTGGAGGACAAATGATGACAGGGCATAGGAAAAGATGGAGAGTGATAGGCCGCCACAGGTGGGTTGCAGGAGCACTTATCTCAGAGAGCGTGAGCGATGATGATACAGAGCGTCGGTTCACAGCCACCATCCGTGGCTGGCGCAACTGGAAGATATATCAAGGCACATCAATGCTAGGCTATTTGCAAGTGATAATCAGGATTGTTCGTGCTATTTGTGTTCAGATAGATTTGGAAGGTGAACACTGTGAAGCCATGATGGCGGTCAACGAATACAGTTGCGATGCTGCCGAATTAGAAAAACGGGCAGAGGTGTTTGAACATCAGGCGAAAATGACCCAGATCATCGCAGATCTCCACGCTGAATTAGAAGAACGGGCAGAGATATTTGAATACCCTATTTCTGAATCATTCGCCAACTGGCCAGCTATCAAGAGCGAGCCAGGAGAGGGATACTAGTGATGGGCTTTCACGACAGGCGAATCAAGGTCACTAAGGGCCAGTTCAAGGCATTGCTCAGGTACGGCATCGGCTGCGGCGTCGTCATGATGCACAACGGTCCGAACGAGGTGTACTCTGTTGAGTTCTCCCTTGATAGGGAGGGACAGATGCGGCGCGTGGCGGACGGCGGCCTGGTAGACCTGAAGGCGAACGTTTGGGGCGACGATGACGATCCGTGGGATGACCCAAAAACGAAAAGAGGATAAGGTGAGCGACATATATCGAATCAGCTGGATTGGAATAGCAAGGTGGCTCCTGAAGTCTGGCAGAAGCTGTGCCAGCATTATGGTATTGACTGTGAAACTTCCATAGATAGCAACGGGTTCGTATCGCCAAAATACAGCCTGTCTGTTGATGACAACCCCGTGACTTTCAAGCGGATGTTTCCTGACGTGTCTTGCCGAGTTGGGGAGGAAGTCTCTACCACGCAGGGACTTGAAATAGTCAACACGCTTTTACGAATAGAGCAACGGCTTGAGCGGCAAGCGATCGCATCACCACGATCAGGATTGCCAGCAAAGCCGACCTATGAGAGTGACGGCATGACGAGAGCCGCCATGCCTGAATGGTTCGTTGCGCACATCAAAAAGATTGAGGTGTGCACCGACTATTGCACGGTGGCATTGCAAGACGATTTAGACGATGGCTGGCATATTCTGGCCATCTGCCCGCAACCTGGGCAGCGGCGACCTGATTATATTTTGGGCAGGTTGTAGAATGAGACGACCACTCCGAGGCCGCATGAACGCTACGCCCAATGCGAGCCGGACGGAAGCCATGCGCGGCGGCAAGACCTGCCCCCTGTGCGGGGGGCCGATGTCCAGAAAGAGCAGGTTCTGCGCCGGATGCGCGCCGAGATTCAAGAGCTTCTTGCGCGAGGTCTATAAACGCGACGTCAGGACTGCCGGCGCGTCCCCGGCAGCAAGAGATCGCGCTGCGGAGGGCAAGCGGCGCAGGCTGAAGACGCTGGCCGTCCTCAGGGGCAACGGGCCGACGGCCACTCCCGACCTGGCGCGGCTGGTGGGGATGACGGCAAGGGGAGTGCGCGAGCAGCTGAAGCGGCTGGGGGCGGACGGGTTGGTTGATTGCACGCATGAAGAGAGGAGGCATGTATGGGAAGCGATCAGGAAGGACTGAAACCGAGGCCGGGGCAGAAAGTCGCTGTCACGGTCGGCGGGCGCAGGATTGAGGGGCAGCTGCTGCATCCTAAGAAGCCGGGCTGTCCCGGCGGGGCTTGGGTCATCGTCTTTGACGACGGCATGGCAGAGGTGTTCGGGCAGGCGGAGATGGAGGCGGCGGGATGAAGGTCGGTAAAGATCGTTTCGGTCAATCTTTGTATTGCGGCCCCACTGCAGTGCTTGACCGTCTTTGTGTCTGGCGGTCATGTTTCAACGAGCACGATTGTGGGCATACCAATTCGCAAGGCGAGTGGGTGCGGGATGGGCGCTGTCTCACGAGGGACAATCGGGGTTGCCCCAATGATAGCAAGTTCCGCGTCTGTTGCGACAATCCAGAATTCGCACCAATTCGGCGCACCCACCGGCACAAAGTTTGCCGCAACTGTGGATTGAGAGTGCCAGTTGAAGTCATTCGTAGCATGATGAAGGAGCAATAATAGAATGAACGCATGGTTCGTGGCAGGATGCTTGCTTTTCGTCGTGATCATTTTGGTTGCGGCGGTCTTGTTTATCTGGTGGAATCTACCCTGCGCGGAGGGCGATTGAGATATGAGCACGGTGCTGGTCGCGTTTTGTTGCACAGCGTTCATTACGGTTTGCCTCTTGGCGATTCTCATCTACTCGCTCTGCGTCGTGGCGGGCAGCGAGCCGCCGCGCCAGCCCAGGGCTTGACAGGAGGCGCGAACCGTGGTATAATTTAGATGGATATCAAAATATTTAAACAGGATGGCCTGCAAAGCGGGCGCGGAAGCGAAAACGGCCCGTCTCCCTATCAGCATTATGGCGATACTAGATTAACCATCAGAAGCAGGCCCAGGTATGAACAAAGGCGCAGGTCTTGACAACCTGTGCCTTTGTGGTATAATGGTAGCATGACGCAGGGCGACGTTTTAAGGTTTACCATTTAGGCAGGAATATAGTGACCGTGAATTTTCCGATGACATTTGACGCAAACAGTAATGCCGTTGCTGACCTCAAATCTCAATTCGGGATGATCTGCCCAAGATTTTTTATGGTGAGCTTGGAACTGGCCGCCTCGCTGCTTGCAATGTTGGCAAACATAATCGTCGCGTTCAAAAACCGCATTTCGCCATTCGCGATACTCTTTCCAACGGCGTGCTCGTTGATTTGGTCTATGTTCTCCGCCTTTCCAACAGGGATGGTTTTTGCCGCGTTGCCAGCAGGGATTGTCTTTCATGATTTCATACCATTCTGGCGTACTAGTCGTTTTCTGGATAGCTGCACGCAGATTAGACAAATAAATCGGGTTCTTGCTCCGAAATTGAGCGCCTATCTGCTGTTTAAGTTTCCAGCTTGGCCGTCGGCTTCTCTCTTGGATACTCTTAAGCCACCTGGCTTTATATTCTGGATCTTGATACCTCTCAAAGTTGCGTTGGCGTATTTTTTCTCTGGTTTCTTGCGGGCATGGTCGGTAATGAGTGCGGCGATAGGCAGTATCACAATTGCGGCATCTGGAAATAGTATCATAGGCTACAAGCTTACCGCAATCAATGCATTTGTATTCTACTTTTACCTGTTCGCGATAACAAGCAAGACACAACCTTTTCTTGCGTTCTTTCTTGGGCGCGACATATTGCCCGCAGATATGACAATGAGTGCGTTCGTATTTGCAATCTTTGCAATATCGCTGCTTGCCCGTGATAGTTTCAAATGGTTCTTTGCAAATTTCGCAATGTCTGAGCATAGATTACCTCAACAAAGAAGCCCTCGCAGGCCAGCGGCGTTATTGTTCAGGTAACACCCATTTGAGCCTTAGAGGGCATGATGATAAAACAAAATCCGCTTGATGGGCTACTGTTACCTGAACGAGCATATTATAAAAGATTTTATAGAAAATGTCAAATGACGAAAAGGTTTTGAGAATTGAATATGTCCGCTTGAACGAAGCTATTGAGCTTCTTTGGAAAAAGAATCCGAAACTTCACGCGATTTCAGACTTGGCTGAATCGTTCAAAAAACACGGATTCAGAGATGCTCCGGCTTTTGATACTAATCTCCAAGAAGGTGGAGCTATCGTGGACGGCAACGGGAGAGTAGAAACCCTGAGATGGATGTACGACCAGGAGCAAAAACCTCCCATCGGGATCATGTTAGATGACAAAGACGGCATGTGGTATGTGCCCATTCAGTTCGGAGTAGATGCGCCCAGCCAGGCGGCAGCGGAGAGCTATGCACTTGACTGCAATTTGCTCGTTATGGCGGGCGGCAGGGACTTCACCACACACGACTACGCCAGGCTGTGGGACGAGGAGCGGTACGTGGCCCTGCTGCAAGACCTGGCGCGGGTAGAGGAGCTGCCGGTTGGGGTGGACGGGGACGACCTAGACGCGCTGTTGAGCATTACACCAAAAAGTTCCTCAGAGCAAGGTGAAGGTGAGTCTGATGGAAAGAGGTGGAATGAATGTCCTAAATGCGGTCATAGATGGTTGAGGGGTTGAGATTGATACATGACTAACACCGACTTTCTCTGGAATCCAGAAGCTCCTCTCGCCCGCTGCCCCGGCGAGACGGCGAGGGCCAGCGCCGCCTTGCAGGACTACATCGGCATGGGGCCTGGCAGGTCGCTGCCGCTGCTCTGGAAACGTTACTGCAATGTGTCAAGAGCGTCACAGGAGCAGCCTCCGTCGCGCCGCCTGCCGACGCTGAAGACGTGGTCTGTCAAGTACCATTGGCAAGACCGCCTCGCCGCTTGGCAGGACATGCAGCGGCTGGAGCGCGAGGCGCTGTGGCGCTCCCGGCGCGAGGAGCAGCGCGAGTGGGAATGGGGCATGGCGGACAAGCTGAAGCGGCGCATAGAGGAGATGCTGCGCTTTCCGCTGGCCGAGATGACGAGAGACGAGGACGGCGCGGTGACGGTGGTCAAGCCCGTCCGCTGGAGGCAGGGCGACATCCCCCAGTTTGGCAAGGCGGCGACAGAGCTTTCGCGGCTGGCAGCGGCGCTGGAGACGGAGCGCAAGGCGGTTGAAGTCAGCGGGACGATGCACGGTTATGACATTATAGAGATAATAGTCCATGACGACAGCGACAAAGCACCAGTTTCAGCTACCGATAACGACAGAGCAGAACCTTAAAACATTCATAAACCTGGCCTTTGGCGTCAGCATACCCGACACGCAGATATGTACCAACCACGCCACGCCCTGGCAGGCTTTCGCAGACGCGTACTTCGCTCGCTCGCCGGTGGCGGTGTGGAAGGCGAGTCGAGCCTTCGGGGGAAAAAGTCTGCTGCTGGCGCTCCTGGGACTGACGGAGGCGATAACGCTCAAGACTGACGTGAACGTCTTGGGCGGTTCCGGCGAGCAGGCGCGGCGGGTGCACGGGTACATGGAGGACTTTTGGGAGCACGACAGCGCACCGAGGCAGCTGCTCGCGTCCGATCCGCTGAAGCGGGAGACACGGCTGGTATGGGGCAACAAGATACAGGCGCTCTTGGCTTCGCAGACATCCGTCAGAGGGCCGCATGTTCCCCGTTTACGACTTGACGAAATCGATGAGCTAGACATAAAGATACTGGACGCGGCATTAGGCCAGACGATGAGCACAGGAGATGTTCCTGCGCAGACCGTACTCTCGAGTACTCATCAATACGCCGACGGGACGATGACGGAGGTGCTGCGGCGGGCGACGGAGAAGGGCTGGAAAGTTTCTGAATGGTGCTGGCGCGAAACCGTTGAGCCGCACGGTTGGCTCCCGGTGTCAGAGATAGCGCGAAAGCGAAATGAAGTTACGGCGGCGATGTGGAATACAGAATTCGATCTGCAAGAACCTTCGCCAGAAAGCCGGGCTATACTGCCAGAAGCAGTTGAGGCGATGTTCAAGCCGCAACTAGGGGTGTATGAAGGGCGTAACGGAGAGTACATAGAGATAGAGCCGCCGCAAGAGGGGGCGCGATATTCGACCGGCGCGGACTGGGCGAAGAAGGTTGACTGGACAATTATTGTCACGCTCAGGAAAGACGTGAAGCCGATGCGCCTGGTGGCATTTGAGCGGATGGGCCGGAGGCCGTGGCCGCAGATGGTGAGCAAGTTTGACGAACGAGTGGCCCGGTACAGCGGAGACGCAGCGCACGACGGAACCGGGCTTGGCGACGTGGTGGACGGATACATGGCGAGCGATGCGACGTCGGTCATCATGGCAGGCCGAGCGAGGTCGGACTTGCTGTCAAATTACATATCGGGCATTGAGCGCGGGGAGATAGAATCGCCGGTGATAAAGTTCATGCAGGGCGAGCACAGGTATGCGAGCGTGGATGACGTGTACGGCAGCGGCAAGAATGCATACCTCCCCGACACGATAGCGGCGGGGGCGCTGGCTTACGGCGGCGGCAGCACATGGAGCTTCGGATGAGAGAAGGGAAAGATGAGTGAGCGCGGTTCATTCGTGACCGAGTACATCTACTGCAAAAAATGTTTTGAGGCGGCGCAGAAGGTTCTCTTGGGCGAAGAGAAATATCTGCACAGTTGCGTGATCCCTGCGGGCGATGGCTTCATGCCGATCATAGCTGGCAAGATCGGGGGACTTGGGCCGGGAGATGAATTCATCAATTTTGACCGATACCTTCTGCTGCCCCTGAGTGAGTCCATCTGTCACGAGATGCGCATAACCATACTGGCTGACAGCGGCCAGGCGATGCTGTTGGTATTGCCTGGTGAAGGATGTTACAAGCTCATTCACAGGTC